GAAGAAGATGACGAAGAAGATGTCGAAGAATCGTATGGTGAAGAAGATGAAGAAAGCATGTTCGAAATCGGCGGCGACGCTTCTGACGATTTAGTCGGCGATGTTGGTGCCGAAGATGACGGCCTAGGCGCCGAAGACGAATTTGGCGGCGAAGATGAGTTCGGCGGCGAAGATGATGAGTTTGGTTCCGACGATAGCTTCGGTGACGAAATGGGCGGCGAAATGGGCGATGAGCCTGCAACAAAGAACGACATCACTGATCTTGCAGATGCGCTTGAAGAGTTAAAGGCTGAATTCCAGGCATTGCTATCAGCCGAAGAAGAAGAAGGGCACGATTTAGATATGCCAGGCGAAGATGAGTTCGGCGGTGAAGAAGAATTTGGTGCCGATGACGAAGAAGAATTTGGTGCTGACGAAGATGACGAAGAAAGCTCCAATGACGAAGAAAGTTCCGATGACGAAGAAAGTGCTGATGAATCTTTTATGCGCGAATACCGCGAAACTATCGGTAAGCCGTATGGTTCTGGAAAAGGTATCTCCGGAAAGTCCGAAGAAAGCGGAATCAATAAGACCAGTCCAGTTAGCACTGCAAAAGGTCGCCCAACTACTAACGCAACAGCCGGAAACATCGCACAAGATGCGAAAGGCGCAGATCCGAAGCCAGGTGTCGGCGGAGTCCTAAAGAAGGGCGGAGAATTTGTTAAGAGCGGAACTCAAAACGTCGGAACAACTCAAGCTAAAGGCTACTCTGAAAAGAGCAAAGGCCACGGTGCTGAGAAGAAAGGTTCCGGAGAGCAATCTGTAAACGACAAACCAATTATTGGTAAGTAATAGAATATATAGGACACCGGTATGTCACTTCGCTATCTGAGAGAAAATCTGAGTTTTGACCAAGCAAGAGTTGTTTTAGAATCCGACGACAAAGAAGGAAAGAATCTTTATCTAAAAGGAATCGCAATTCAAGGCGGCATTCGCAACGCAAACCAGCGGGTTTATCCAGTTAGCGAAATTACTAACGCAGTCAAAACATTAAATGATCAAATTCAAAATGGATATAGTGTCCTCGGCGAAGTTGATCATCCGGATGACCTAAAAGTTAATTTAGACCGTGTATCTCACATGATTACAGACATGTGGATGGACGGTCCAAATGGCTACGGAAAGATGAAAATTCTTCCAACCCCAATGGGCAACTTGATTCGTACAATGCTCGAAGCCGGAGTAAAACTTGGCGTTAGTTCCAGAGGTAGTGGAAACGTTAACGAAGGAACAGGCGAAGTATCCGACTTTGAGATAATTACAGTAGACATTGTTGCTCAGCCGTCTGCTCCTGGAGCATATCCAACACCGGTCTATGAACACCTTATGAATACACGAGGCGGAAATAGAGCGTTTAGAGTTGCTCAAGAAGTTGGACAAGATCCAAAAGCACAAAAGTATCTCCAAGAGGCGATGCTAAAAATTATCAACGGTTTAAAGTAACCGGAAGGGGAAATCGATGTTGGACGCATTCAAACAACTTGTTGAATCTGGTGTAATGACCGAAGATACACGTACAGTTATCGAAGCGGCTTTCGCTGCTAAGATTCAAGAGAATCGCGACCAAGTCACAGCTCAACTTCGCGAAGAGTTTGCACAAAAATATGCTCATGATAAGGGCGTAATGGTTGAAGCAATCGACAAGATGTTAAGCGAGAGATTGGCCGCAGAGCTGGCTGAGTTTGCTGAAGATAGAAATTCCTTAGTTGAGGCTAAGATTGCTTATCGTCAGAAAATGAATGAAGATGCTAAGGTTCTAGAATCTTTCATTCTATCTCAGTTAGGAAAAGAATTAGTTGAGTTCCAAAGCGATCGTAAGAAAGTCGCTGAGAACTTTTCAAAGTTAGAAAGTTTTGTTGTTCACGCTTTAGCAAAGGAAATTAATGAATTTGCACAAGACAAGCAGGACTTAGCAGAAGCTAAAGTTAAGCTAGTTAAAGAAGCTAAAACACAATTCAATGCTCTTAAGAAAACATTCATCCAGCGTAGTGCTAAGGTTGTTCAAGAGACAGTCAGTAAGAAACTTAAATCTGAAATTCGTCAGCTTAAGGAAGATATTGACAGTGCTCGTAGCAACGACTTTGGACGGCGTCTGTTTGAAGCATTTGCACAAGAATATACTGCATCACACTTAAATGAAAAATCTGAAACCAGTAAGCTGTTAAAGGTTCTTCAGCAAAAAGAAGCAGCATTATCTGAAGCAAAACAAGCCCTTAGTAAGAAACAAAGTCTTGTTGAATCTACTCAACGTGAATTAAGAATTCAAAAAGATTTAGCAGAACGTAAAGCTATTATGGGCGAACTTCTTGCTCCACTTGGCGCAGAAAAAAGAGAACTTATGCGTAGTCTGTTAGAGAGTGTTCAAACCTCGAAGCTATCTACTGCATTTGACAAATACCTACCCGCAGTCATGGAAGGCGAAAATAAAAAAGTGGCGAAAGCTACTTTAACTGAAGGAAAAGCCGTAACAGGCAATCGTGAAGTTAAGAGTCAGCCACAGGTAGGCTTAGACAACATCTTAGATATCCGCAAGCTCGCGGGTCTAAAATAAATAAAATTCAAGGAGACAATAGAAAAATGTCACAACTATTAAATGAAAGATGGTCCGAGACCAAAGAAGCTCTGCTTGAAGGCCTACAAGGTAATCGTAAAGCTTCTATGAACGTCTGTTTAGAAAATACACGTCGTTATCTAGCAGAAGCTGCAACCGCAGGTGCTACAAGTTCTGGTAACGTTGCAACTTTAAACCGCGTTATTCTTCCAGTAATTCGTCGTGTTATGCCGACTGTTATTGCTAACGAAATCATCGGCGTTCAGCCAATGACTGGTCCTGTTGGTCAAATCCATACTCTGCGTGTTCGTTACGCAGACAGTGGCGATGGTGTTGTCGCGGGTGAAGAAGCACTAAGCCCGTTCAAGATTGCTGCTGCTTACTCTGGTAACAACGTTGACGCTAACCCACGTGCTGCTACCACAGCTCAGTTAGAAGGTCAACCAGGTAAGCGTATGTCGATTCAGATCCTAAAGGCTCCGGTCGAAGCTAAGTCCCGCAAGCTATCCGCTCGTTGGACCTTCGAAGCAGCTCAGGATGCACAATCGCAACAAGGTATCGACATCGAAGCAGAAATCATGGCTGCTCTAGCACAAGAAATCACTGCTGAAATCGACCAGGAAGTTCTTGCTTCTCTACGTGCACTAGCTTCTGTTGAAGAAACATATGACCAGGCTTTAGTTTCTGGTACAGCTACATTCGTTGGTGACGAGCACGCTGCTCTTGCTATTCAGATCAACCGTGTTAGCAACCTAATTGCTCAGCGCACACGTCGTGGTGCTGGTAACTGGGCTGTTGTTTCTAACCAAGCTCTAACAATTCTTCAATCTGCTACTACTTCTGCTTTTGCTCGCACTACAGAAGGTACTTTTGAAGCCCCAACTAACACCAAGTTTGTTGGTACACTAAACGGCGCAATGCGCATTTACGTCGACTCTTATAAGGCCGACACCGACACTAACAACCAAGTTCTTATTGGTTATAAGGGTTCTAGCGAAGCTGATGCTCCTGCTTTCTACTGCCCATACATTCCTCTAATGAGCTCTGGAGTTGTTCTTGATCCTAACACCTTCGAGCCAGTAGTTGGCTTCTTAACCCGCTATGGATATGTGGAATTGAGTAATACTGCATCGAGCCTTGGAAATGCTGCTGACTATCTAGGAAAAGTGGCCATTAACAACGCTACCGTTTCCTTCAAGTAATATTTTACTTCAAGTAACAAATAAAAACGCCCTTCGGGGCGTTTTTTATTGAGCAAATAAATAATGTATTATGAAAATACAAGAAATTGTAAACGCTGAAGTTTATAGTATAGATAAAACTGTTACGCATAATGATGAGTATCAGAAAGCAACTGTAACCAACATGACTGCATCTGGAGTGTTAGTGAAGCAAATTGCATCTGATCTAACGTTATGGAAAACACCGAAAGATGAATATTTTTTAAAGTTAAATGACGATATAGTTGCATACGCAATAACTTATAAAGAATCAATTCGAGGAATTTATTATACCGGTATTGATGTGATATACACTTTTCCTGAGTATAGAGGAAAGTCGTTTGCAAAATATCTTCTGTATGGAATTAAAGAAGAATCGAAGACCAATGTTATTATTGACAGAGCAGTTTTTAAAGACGGACAACAGTTAGTTAAATCTCTCGCAGCACAACAGTTTGTTCCGGTATCTGTATTAGATAAAGAAACCGGAGAAAAAACAAAGTTTGTCGATCTGATTAATGATTTAGATAAGTGTTATATGTTTGAGCAAACTCGGTTAGGATACTTTTCTAATGCAGGTGCAGGATATAAACTTTGGTACAATCTCTTTGGAGAACCGGAATTTAAAAAATGCGAATAAAAGAATTACTCTCAGAAAAAGTAGACCCCAGAATTGTCGATCAACAAGGCGGGTTTGAAGAAGAACGCACATACGATGCAACGCCCGGAATCACTTATCGCGCTATTAGTAACGGCTCCGGTGATCTAACTATATATGCATTTGCAGATGGTAAACGTGTAGGAACTTTACCATTAACTGCAAGTTCCGACGATGCTGATACTGCAACGGTTAGCGTAGAAACTGGTCACGTTATAGTAAAGCCCGAATATCAAAGAAAAGGCATCGCTCGTCAAATGTATATCTTTGCACAAGAACTTGGAAATACAATTGTTAGATCTGCTGGACAAACAGATCAAGGAAAAGCACTTTGGGATAAGGGGTTGCAAGGAGTGATTCAACAACCTGCCGCACCGAAGAAAACATTTTTACAAAGACT